TGGAAAAATCGACCAGTCACAATGATAACAAAAGTAGCAAAAGCACAAGCATTAAGAGAAGCATTTATTGAAGAATTAAGTGGAATGTACGAAGCAGAAGAATCAGGAGTGAATACTAGCGAATTAGATGACACACCTATTCAAGTGAATGAAACTGAACATTATAGCAAAACTAAAATAGAAAATGCCGAAGTAGTAGAGGAAGAAGAGGATGATTTAGAAAATTCATTATTTGGAAAAAATAGTGAAGGAAATCCATTTACAAAGGTGGAAGAATAATGGAAAAAGAAACAGTTATTGAAATAGAGTTCCAGCCTGTTTTTGACAAATGGGCATGGATAGTTGTAAAGCAGAATGAAGAAATATTGATAAGAAATGAATTCATAGATAAAGAATTGAACGTTGAATCTTTTCGCTCTCCAGAATTTTTTCCATTAAAAAACAAACTCTTTATAAGAGGATGTGCAAAAAGCCGGGATGACAATATAAGTATTTGTAGTCAAGAAGAAAAAACATTGATAGAGGAGAAAGTGAAAGCTATCAATGAAAAGTATGGCATTAAGAAAAGATGGCGAGGAAAATATAATGAAATATATTGTTATATAGATGAGTTTTTCGAAATAAAAACAGCATATGAAAGAGAAACAGAAAAAGATAATGAGAGATATAAAGTAGGAAACTATTTCGAAATAGGAAAAGAAGCACAAGAATATGCAGAATATATGAGACAGAAAAGCCTTGAATGGCACGAAAGAAAGGGGGAATAATGAGTAGAGAAATTAAATATAGAGCTTGGATTAAAAAAGGTTGTGAATCGAAAATAGGAGAAGTAACTTCAATTAATCTTGATGAGGGCTATATAAATTACATTGTCTGTAATGAACAAAATGAAATAGAAATAATAGGTTTAGCATATCTTGATGAATACATTTTACTTCAATATACAGGACTAAAAGACAAAAACTCAAAAGAGATTTATGAGGGAGATATATTAAGATACAGTTTCCCTTATGATAGGAGATTAAGACATATAAGCCCTGTATCATATTTAGAAACACAAGCAAGTTTTGGTGTCATAGATTTTTATGGGAATAACATACCTTTGTATAATATCCCAGCTAACAATTACTTTGAAGTTGTTGGGAACATCTATGAAAACCCTGAACTGTTAGAATTGTTGGAGGAAAAAAATGGCTAGGAAGTTGAAACAGAAAAGACCTGACAAGAAAGAAATAAAAAAGGAAGTTGAAGAAAATTTTGACTTCCACTTGCTGATGTTTTCAGTGTATAAAGCTGCAAGTTTATTTTTAGATAAATTCCATCTGAAGAGACAGTTCGGAATAACAAGGGAAAATGAAAGCAGAATCATTGACACAAAAAACATCAAAATAAAGTCCTTGAAAGGTTATCCAATTTTGTCAGACTTCAAAGGCATAGGCACTGTAATAACTCAAATTACTAAATCTATGCTGATGCTGCACAATGATACTCTGAGAAAAAAATATAACCTTGACGGCAGAATTTACACAGACATATCATTGCACAACGCTTATGACCAGTGTTATTTAAAATACGGAATTCCATATAAGCTAAAATGGGCAAGTGATATTGAATGTGAAGACAAGGAAGTTGAGGGAGCTTTAAAGACCTTAGCAGATTCTATAGTCAGATTCAAGATTGTAGAAGAAATGATATATAGGGATATTGATATAGATATTCCAACTAGAAAATACATCAGAACAATGATTACAAAATTCAACAAGAGTTTTCTGCCGTACGTGACAGAAATAATCGAAAACTAGGGGGGAATAAATATGAATAGTAAAAAAGAAAATATTAAACTAGCAATAGTTAAAATTAAACTACTGGAGCAGAAAATAAGGCTTAAAAAAGGAGCTTAATATGTTTTCAGATTTTGGAAATGAATTAAAATATGCTGTCAAATATACTAGAGTCTCTACTAATCAGCAGGATGACAGAGGTTCTAAAGAAATACAGGACTTAAAGATAAATGAATTTGCCACTAGGAACAATTTTAAGGTGGTAAATTCGTTCACAGACACCGACCATGGAGATAATCCCTTAAGACCTGGAATAAATGCCTTAAAAAGCTATTTAAAAGGAAATAGCGAGGTTAAGTATGTCATATGTTTATTTCAGGATAGATTTACGAGAGATTTCCGGGAAGGATTAGAAAATTTATATTTTTTGAAAGATTTAGGAGTTTCTCTTGTAACTGTAAATGAAGGACTTATAAAAATGGACGGAACATTTGACAGTATACCCGCTCTGATAAGATTTATTGGAGCGCAGGAAGAAAAGACAAAAATTGTCAAAAAAACTACGGACAGCATGTATAATTACGCCAACACCAACAGATTTTTAGGTGGAAGTATACTTCCGTGGTTTAAACTGGAAAAAATATCGGAAAATGGGAAAAGAATAAAAATTATTGTAAAGAATGAAGAAACATGGAACATATATAGAAAATTCTTTATAGACATAATAAGAATGAAGAGTGTTAAAAAAGCTGCACTTGAAAATAGTCTGAATCCATACACAGTCAGGGACTGGGTAAAAATGCCTGAACTTGTAGGATACAGAACATATGGTAAAAAAGGTAAAATAAACAGCACTTACAAAAAAGGAAGAAGAACTGAATACATGGTAACTTCTGAAAAAGTATTACCTGCCATTCTTACAGAAGAGGAATATGCTAAAATAGATAGCGTATACAAGACCTATAAAGTAAAATTTACTTCTTCAAAATTTCCATATCTTTTTACAACACTTCTTCATTGTGAGTGTGGTGGAAGATATTTTGGAAACAGTTTAAAAAATAGATACAATACTTATTATCACTACTATAAGTGTGAAAAATGTGCTAAAAGATATAATGCTAAAAACATTGAGCAGGAGATAATTGAAGCAATACTGGAAAATAAAAATTTAAATATGCTAAATGATTATAATTTCAGAATTGCGGATTTATATGATCAGATAACTATTCTAAATAAAAAAATCGAAATAGAAAAAGAGAAAGAAAAAAATATTGTTGAATTAATGCTTGAAGGAATAATTTCAAATGATATTTCAAAAGAGAAACTTCGAACATTAAAAAGTAATATTACAAACATAGAAAAGGAAAAGAAAAAACTTGAAGAACAGATTGAAATAGAAAGCAGCAAAGAAATTACCGAAGAGCATATAGAAAGCTTAAAATTTCTTCTCAAAAACTATGATGAAGAAACAGTTACAGAATTAAAAGAAATTTTGAATCTGATTATACAAAAAATTATTCTAAGCAAAAATGGAGAAATAGAAATAATATTTTAAAAGAAAAAGACCCAATAAAAATTTCAGGTCTTTTTTTATTTATTATCAAAAATTGTGTTTTTTAAATGGCGCACCCAAGTGCATACTTAGTCACCACAACTAAGGAGCCTTGAATTGTAACATTTTATTTTTTCATGTTTCTTATAATACCATAATTTACTTGAATTTGCAATTTTTTTCATCAAATTCATTTTTTGTTATCTGATATACTAAGCCTTTCAGCTTTTCCATTTCAAAAATTTCAGAATATTTCTTTCTAACAAGCAAAAGTCTTAAATGTTCCTGCTCCTCTTCAGAAAGAATTTTTTGAAGTTTTATATAAACATAGAATAATGCCTGCTCGTTGCCGTTGTTTATACGAAAAACTTCATTTTTAACTCGAACATAAATATATTCAAATATGATCCTACACCTCTTTTTACTTTAAAATTCCTGTTCTAAAAATAGCAATGTTAAATCCTCAATATCTATTTTAATCCAGTCGCCCTCTTTATCATCATTGGGATAATTCTCATATTTATAATCTATCAAATGATAATATTCTATCCCTTGAATTTCTCTAATTTCAAGTTTGACATAATAGTCTCCCTCTTTTCCAATTGAATTGATAAAAAAATCGTCCAGTAGTCTTTCTAATTCGACATTGTTTTCAATATCATTTTCAATTCTCAGATTACTATCAAATATTAACACTAAATCAGAATATTCTAAAGCATTTAAAAATTCTTTTCCGGAAAAGATTTCTTCCAAAGTTTCTTTTTCAAATTCATATTCTTTATGCTTTTCTATAAATTTTTCTATATTTTCATATTTCGCTAACATCTCTTTTTCAAGTTGTCTTCCAGTTTTTAAAATCATTGTTATGTCCTTTCTTTTCTTATTTCCATTTCTATTATTTTTAAAACTTCTGTGAAATTAGTAACTTTAAATTTTTTACAAATAGTGCCTTGAGACGGAAGTGTTGCTATCCCCTTTAAATCGTTTACAGTTAATCTACCATTTCTTCTTTTATATTCTTTAATTAAAGTTTCAAGAACTATTTCTTTTGTCCACTTTCCTTTCCTTTTTTTGAATTCATATCCGCAAATTTCTCTTAAATTGTCAATGCTCCCAAATCTTAACTCAAAGCAGCCTCGATTATAAATACAATTTTCATTTATATCTCTCGCAGTTGCACCTTTTATATCTTTATCTAAATCTCTTGACAACTCTTTATAAATTTCAATAAGCTCTTCATTAGTAACATCAACTTCGGTTTTAAAATGTAAATCTAACTTCATTTCTTTAGCCATTTGTCGCCAAGTTATATCACCAAAAACTTTCTTTAATCTTCTATATGAGTAATCATACTTATTTAAGTCATAAATTGTTCTTATAGCTCCTTCTGACACTAATTTTTGGATATCTTTTGTTATTTCTTCCTTTGTTTTTTCTACTAAGAATAGATGTTCTGTTTCTTTTTCTCTGCCAATTTTTTTGAACACTTCTTTCATATTTTTACAATTTAATCTTACTAAAATTCTTTCACGAGACAAAACTTTCTTAACTTCCATAATCCCATTTATTCCAGAATCAACAAGTTCTTGTAATTCTTTTATTATTTCTGATTCCGTTTTTATATTAATATGTTCTAAATTTCTATCAACCACTTTTAGTATCTCGCTCCAAGTTGGTGCTATATAAGTTCTTAAAGTAATATAGAAACCACCTAAGTCACTTGACTTTTTCACTTTACCACTGTCAATTAAATTTTGTAATTTAGTTATCAGTTCCTCTCGTTTATATTTCTTTTTTCCCGCCATTTTATTCCCCTTGAAAATATATTGATTATAAATAATTTAATATAGTGTATCATTCTTTTATGTTTTGTCAATGATTTTTTGAATAAAAAAAGAGCCGCACTAGGCTCTATACATGATGCACTATTAAGATTTAAAATTATAACAAACTACAATATTTACATTACACTATGCACTATTAAGTTAATATATTATGCCCCTTTTTCAAAAAAAGTCAAGGGGCATTTTCATTATTTGCATGCTAGTTTTACATCAGCAACCGCATCTGCTACAGCTGCAAAACTGTTTTCTCTTAAATAATTATGTATAAGAACACTATTATTATATATTTCAGTTTTTTCTGTTTCTGTTTTTTCATTTATTTTTTCAGATAATTCTTTATAATAATGATATATTGAAAAACTTAATTTTTCATATCTATCAATTATTTCAAGATTACCATGTTTGTTAATAATATAAAATCTTCCTTGAAGCATATTATCAACTTTCATTTCTATTAATTTTTCTTCTTTTTTGAATTTTTCTCTTAATTCTTTTAAATTTTCTTCATTAAAATTTTTTTCTGCAATTTTATCCATAAGTTTTTCATATAAATTTATATACTGAGCTGTTACTTCATTCATTTCAAAGTTTTTAAAAAACTTGAATATGTTTAATTCATTTTCAAAGTAGTCATCAAGTTTTTCATCATCTTTCAAATTTCTCAATTCTTCTCTTAAAATTGTTCCTCTTATGTCTTCTATTATTCTATTTTCAGATGTAATCATTTTATTTCCTCCAAGTTTTTATTTCCTTGTCATTTTTAAGATTATTTGTTATAATCTTTTTAGAGAGAGAGTTACCGACAAGGTGATAACTCTCCAAATGTTTTGTTTTAGCTCTATTGAATTTCGTTCAGTAGAGCTTTTATTTTGCTCTTTGCTTCTTCTAAATCTTTACTTGATTCAAGAATTTCAAGTATTGATTTTAGAAATGCTTTAAACTGTAAATCTGTCATACCTTCCATATTGTCTCCTTTCTGACCCTTGTCTCTGTCTATCTCCCCCTTTCTTGATATTATTATACCTCATTTCTTATATTTTGTCAACACCTTTTTATAAAATATTATTTTTTTAAATAAATTTCTAAAATGTTTCTTATAAGTTTATTTCTTGTCATTCCTTGTTTTTCCGCTTTTTCGGTTAACTCTGCCCACATTTTTGCGGGAAGAGCAACAGATATTTTTTTTGATTCCATTCCTGGATCCGCTTTTTTTCTTCCAACATCCCAGGTTATTTCTCTTCCTTTTTTTGCTCCTCTGTTTTCCATGCTTCCTCCTATTTTATTTAAAATTTAATTTCTATGTATTTTTGCCCATATTCTTTACCATCTATTACTTCATCTGCGTACATTCTAATTCTCCCTTTTACAGACCATACTTTTCTATTAATCCAAGAAGTTTTTCCTTCCCCTCTGTATATTGCATTTACTAAAGAATTTGATCCATTTGCTTTATGTCTAAAATTGCTATTATTTACCATTCTTTCATTTAATTTTTCTGTTGATTGAATTTCATCAGCAAATAATTTGATAGCTTTTTTGAATATTGCCCATACTGCTTTTAATGCTTCTGAAAAAGTTTCAAAACTTTCTTTTTTATATGCTTTCCAAGCTTCCTTCATGATTTCTGATTTATTTAACATTTTTATCACTCCTTGAATTTTTTTTTTAGATGTGATAAAATAATTTTGGACTTGGGAGCTTTTTAGCTCTCTTTTTTTATTTTATCACTTACTTCCTTTACATTATTATTATACCTCATTTCTTATATTTTGTCAACACCTTTTTATAAAATAAACAGGAAATTTTTACAATATAAAAACACCCCTATTTTACTTGAGGTGTTTCTTTATGTTTTATGAACTTTATGATCCGGATCTATGCAGAGTATTTTAAATGATTTTCCTAAAAAAATTCCATGTAACCTAAATTTACTTTTAGTATGTCCTAAATGTACTATTTCATCATCTATTCCATCAATCCCGATAATTTTAAGATTTTTTTTATTACTTTTTTTATCATTGGTTTTGCCTCTACTTATGTCTCTTAAATCCTCTTCTTTTTCACTTTTCACAATTTTTAAAATCAACTTTTCTAATTCTTTCAAATCTTCTTTTGATAAGTCTTTCAATTTTTTCTTATGATTTCCTTTTTCATAAAATTGAAATGAAACATCATAATTTGTAAGTGATTGATTATAATGTGTTAATTTCTTGTTTTCTTCTGGTTTAATATTTTGTGTTAACTTTTTGCTCAAACTAATCACCTGAATATCTATTACTATAATAATTTTGCATATCTGCTTCTGATATTATATTATTTGAATTTTGCCATTGATTAAGTCCTGTTCTTGCATTAAGCCAAGGATCTTCTGAGTGAGTAAAAGCTTCCAGTTGATGCCCATCATATTCTCCATAGGTTGCCCATATTCTTTCTAAAAAATCAATTTCTTCTTGAGTTAAGTCTAAATCCCCATTATACATTGGTATACTTGTCCATCCATATCTTCTATATTCTTGATACAACGGATAGTTTACAGGACCATGCACCCATGCTTGAAATTCTGCATCAAACATTCTTTTGTGAAACAATGCTAAATGCCATGCCTGAGCATAAAAACATAATTTTTGTAGTTTTTTATGAGTCATCAATTCCTTTGATAAAAACCAATTTGCTATATCAAATATACTTCTCATAGCAATCTCCTCCTTCATTTTTATCATATACTAAATATATTTTTTAAAAAAATATATTTAGTATATGATAATCTATACGTTACTTATTTGTCAACACAAGAAAGAAAACCCTAAAATATATAGGTTTCTTTTTTATTAATTTATATAATATATTTTTAAAAACACAATATATTGTGTTTTCACTCTTTTTATCAAACTAAAAACAAATAATTTTCTAATATTATTATATGTATAAAATAATATTTTTAAAAGAAAATTAGCAAAGACTACCTTTTCAGTTATAAAAAAGATGGCCATTTTACTGACCATCTCGAAAAAATAGAATAATATAAAAATTTTTAATTTTATATTCTTATAAAAATCACATTACATAATGCTACTATTAAAGTTTTTATATATAATATATTATACCCTGCTTTTTCAAAAAGTCAATAACTGTTAATTTATCAACTCTTTTATTTGAGCAACTAACTCATTTTCTATTGTCTGCATATGTGCTTCTACAGTTCTTATTGCTCGTTCATACAGTTCTTTTTCAGTAGCTCCATCATCTTTTAAATCTGAGAGAATATTAGTGAGAATATTTTTTGTCTCAATAAATTCTTTTTTCAGAATATCATAAATTATTTTAAAAGTAATATCATCTATTACATCATGCATTTCCGTTTCAAAGTCTATCAATTTCACATTGAAAAATGTATCAATTTCTTTGTTAATGATAACCCAATTTTCTTTTATGTGATTATTTTTTATGTATTTGATAACTCTTTTTTGTATGCTCCATCTCAGATCCTGAATTTTAAGTACGAGAGATATTTCTAATCCTTTCCCTCGCAACATATCATTATTCAGCTGATTTTCAAGTTTTGCTAAGACTGATATAACTTTCTCCTGCTGCTCAAAAAGCTTTTTCTGCTGTGTGATATATATATAGCTTATAACGCTCATTATACCTAACTCAACAATAGCTTTCACTTCATTAAAGTTAATTCCCACAACTTTCCTCCTCAACCGCTACAGTGCAGCAGGATTTTCTTTCTTTTCTATGTTAAATATACCCTGCAATACTACTCTTAAATCGCAGTTCTTTTTAGCCTCTTCTAGTGCTATTGTTAATGCTTCTTCTCCTATTTCTTCAACAAAATTTGGAATGAAAGGTCTGTCAATTGATTTCTCTTTTTCCAGCAGATCTTCCAACTTTTTCCAGAAACCATCATGTACTTCCTTGAATTTTTCTATTCCGGCTTTCCCTTTGCTCAATATTTCTGTTTTATAGATTAAAGTCTTTCCTAATTCCAATATTTTACCTGTCAAATATATTTTTGCTGCTAATTTATCCATTTTTAACACTCCTATTTTCTTATTTTTTATCATTTCAATTTTAAGCTAGCCAACAAGCCCTACAATCAGTTTTACCTTGCTAGCCAACCTATTTATCCAAAAAGTTTTTTAACGTTCAAATTCAGCTTGTATTCAAGCCAGTTTGCACATTACTTCAGTTCGAAGTGAGGTGTGTCGTGCATTTTCCAATTTCCTCCCCACTCAATATTTACATTTTTGGATTTTGCTACTGCTAGGATATGATTAGCAATCAATTTCAATTTTTTCTCATCATACCCTTCTTCAGATGTAAATTTTCTGTACACACCGTTCTCAATAACTCCACAAGGAAATATGTCAACTGCATGTCCGTATCCGTCAGCTTTGATTTGATGGTTTGATTTTGCTTTTTTTCCATCACAATTTGTTACAATTCTACCTGGTTTACTTCTTCCGATTTGATACAAAGCAAACTGTTCTTCTGTTGTCCTAGCTCCGTCTGTAATTCTAAAATCATACGGACTGTTTTCAATCGCAGCTTTAATTACTTCAACCAGTTTTGGATGTACTTTTTTCATTTTGTCCAGACTTGATTGAGTAAAAGAATATTTTTTATTCTCTGTTACTGTATTTTCCTTATCCCAATCTTTCAAATACTCCTCCTTTCTCTGAACTCTGTTTAACCAGCCTGTCAAAAATCTTTCTTGCGTTCTATCAGCTTCAACTTTTCCTTTGTAATAAATTCTTTGTAAGTTGTGATAAACTTCCAAAAATTTTTCAGGATCTGCTACATTCAACGCTTCCAATGTTTTATTTCCAATTATTCCGTCTACATCAAGATTTGCATTTGTCAATTGATTTATGGCAATCTGTGCGTTTTTTGTTCCATTTCCGCCGCTATTTACAGCCCAGTCAAATATTGATAATGCTACTTTATTATTTAAAATTTTATCCAGCTTATTCCCAAGATAATATTTTTTTAAATAAATATTTTTTGCAAAATCTTTTGTTAAATCCTTCATATCTCCAGTATAGCCAAATTCTCTTGCTTCTTCTTCAGTTATCCCGAAGTTTGTCGCTCCACCTCTATCATTTTCGTCATTAGTGTAACCACCTTCTACTTCGAAAATATAATCTAAAAATTTTTCAAATCTATCCATTATTTCACTTCCTTTCCTAATAACTCCATTTCTTTTAAATATCTATATAATTTTGATGGATTAAATTGATATCCGACTCTGTCTTTTAATGACTTAAGCTTATAAGTCAGAGTAAACTGTAAAGCATAATCTATTGCATTCAGGCAAAATTCTGAGCAGAAATATCTGTCATCATTTTGTACTTTAGATGCATAAAAGAACTGCCCTAATATACCCAGGTAATCATACCCTTTCCCCTGTGCAGTATTAAAAAATTCTACAATATCCTCTGCTCTAACGTTGCTATCCAATTCAAATACATCAAAGTTTTTCTGATATCTATATTTTCTTGTCCTAACTCCTCCGGGGTTAGATAAAAAAACTTGATTATTATAGATAAATTCACAGTGTGAATATTGTCCGAAAGTCCACGCAGAAATTAAAAATCCTACTAAACTTTTTGGTCTGTGAAACGATATATATAGCTTATCCTTTTCTAACTCCATAAATACCTCCTTACATATTTTTGTAAGCTTTTTCGTATCTATCTTTAGCATCATATTCTTTAAGCTCTTTATCAGTTAAATTTTCTAAATTATGCGATAACAGTGTCTCAGTCGCCATTGCCTTAGTTGTATGTGCCTGCATTATATTTGCCATTCTCAGCATATCCTGTAAGGTCAGATTGACGTATTTCTCACTATTATCTTTCGTATAAAATTTCCAGTTTTCAAATTCGGTTTTTTTCATTGCCTGGCACATTACTACTATTCTAGTCAGATTAGACTGGTCTATACTTCTATTGTTCTGTAAGTATTTCACGCCTTTAACTTCGAACTCAAACGGAGCTACATCATATGCAAGTCTTAGCCCATAGAGTTCCTTTTTAATCTGATCTATCTGTTTTTCTCTGTCAAACACTATCTTTCCATCTTTTATTGTTTCGCATTCTTTCAGCTTTACAATTTTCCCATTAACAAAATAGTTATCAGGAGCTATTTCAACTTCCTGATATTCTATTTCTTCCACTACATCTCCAGCCATCGTTGGAGCTATCATAGTAGCGTCTTCATTTATACTGAGTATCAGACGAGTATCAGCATTATACATAACTTTTAAAGTATCTTTATCAAATTTCTTAAGTTCCTCGTACCAGTCTTTATTATCTTTGTCAAAAATAGCAATGTATTTCATGCCGCCTTCTAACTGTTTTATTTCTGTTCTTTCTACTATAAATTTTTTCATTATTTCTCCTTTATTATGCAAAATAAGCATTCAACCATTGTCCATTTCTATGAAATTGCAATACTCTCATTTGAACCCAAAAATCTTGATTTGTAGCTTGAGTTTTTATTCCTGTGACAACATAACCGCCTCTTTCAACTGCACCGTAATTGTGTCTTACTAATTCTATGAATCCCGCCAGTCTTATTTCGTATATTCTATTTAACTGAGCATCATGTGCTTTATTCCATGCGTCATTTGATTTTGCCCATAGATTTTGTCTATCCGCATCCATATTGTTCATTCTTTGATCCCGTGCTATCATATCATGATTGTCCATGATCTCGCACCATAGACCACCTGCACGATTAGGGACTTTGTAGTACGCTCTAGCTCGATTAGTATGGAATGAACCAGTATAATCTCCTGTATTAGTAAACATTTCGATTTCCATCCCTATGTACGAATGTCCATTATCATTTGTCCCTACTACTTTTAATCTTGAATCAGGATATTTCCAAAAATTTGTTTTTAGCTGATATGGCGACAAATCAGGCTTTGGTGCTATCTCTTTAATCTTTGCGTAAGTAATTATTCCTGCCTTATTTTCTTCCGCTAAATCAGTGTATTTGACATAATCCTTATTAACTTCTGACTTAAAAGAATTGAACATCCCTACAGTCACAAGTGCGGCTGCTTCAACCGTCAAAGAAACATTATCGGTATTACTCAAATTGAATATAAGTTCCACTGTCACTGTACTCAAATTAATTCCGTTTGTTGCAGGCATGAAATCAGCAGTACCTGCAACGGTAACCGCAAAAAGAACTTCTGTTCCTGCTGTATCCTTTGCATAGATTCCCAAAGTTTCCATACTATACCCATTCATAAGTCCTGAGTTGTTGAACGTGGCTGTCACTTTAATCTGTGACGTCCCTATTTTCTCAACTTTACTGACATTCACTGTCTGTTTTACTCCATCAATATTAATAAGTGTTTCAAGGTTTACTGTATCGGCTAGTTTATTGCTTGATGCAGATATCTTCGTAAATGTCAGCTCCGTTATTCCTGTGATTTCTCTAGTTATCAAATCTTTTCCCTTGTCAGTTATTCCTGTTCTTTTTATACTTGCCATTTCTATCCTCCTATCTCAATTAATGTGTTTATATTGGTCACAGCTCCGACAGAAACATACAGCGTATTAACAACTTTCGGAGTAAGAATATTAATGCTGTTAAATCCTAAATTTGCGGGTAATATTGTTTTGAGCATGTTATTCAGTTCGTCGTATTTTTTTGCATCGTCAAACTTAGTTGTAATTCCAAGTTCATATATATTAAAATTTGGCCTCAGTTCGTAGTTCCCAGCACCACATAGCTGATCCATTCTGTTTACAAGTACCCGCCAAGTATAAGGAATCTGGTCGTTCCAATACGTTAAAACTCTAAAAATCCTAATTTCCAGCGTATCATTTTCATACCTGTGTAGTCCCAGCATTTCCTCAAACTTGCTTATACCATCTTCGTCACAATATTGAATAAACTGGTTATTAAATACTTTCCTAAGCAGCTCCCATAGCATCCTCAGTTCAGGTTCCTCTGACACCATTATGTTCCTTATTTCCCTGTACTCCTGCATAAACTGAGGGAGGTACGACAGCAGGTTGACGTTAATATTTTCTAAAATCGTCATACTGTGATACCTCCCCATACAGGAATCTGATACTCGGTCAATTGCAGATTGTTAGGACTCCCATTTATTGTTGTGTTCTGAATGTCCAAAATCCCATTTATGTCGAGCATTTTTGCCTCTATACGTGACACCCTTACAACAAGGTTATTACTCACTTTTTCATTTTTCAGAGCCCATGTTTTTCTCAGTTCAAGCAAGTAGTTCTTTACCACTTCCTCGACCTTCAGTTTTACAAGTGGCCATGAAAAATTAGGCTCAAACGTGATGCTTGTATTAATGTTAATTGCCACATTGCTTGTACCCTGTACTGTGACGATATGACCTATCGGAGCGACTCCGAGACCTCTTGCATCTTTTGTCGGATCCATTGTGTCCTGTACTTTTTTAATCAGAGTAGGGCTTGCCTGATTAAAATCACTGTCAAGTACGGTTAATAAAACAGTTCCGCCACCATTCCATACCGGAGTTACTTTAACAGCCCCCACACCTTCGATTTCATGCACTTTAAGTTTATAGTCGGATATGTTACCTCCATATGCTTTCATGTTAAAACTGTCAAAGTACCGTTGCCGTAACTTTTCTGTCTCCTCTTCATCCTGCCCGGGAATTAAAAGTTCCGTTATTTCAGCACGTCCTAATCCGTTTATGTAGTCAATCGGAATTAGGTTTCCTGTTTTCCTTCCTCCGTCCCTTCCAGGAGTTTCACATTCAACCTGATATTCGTATAATCCAGTTCCTGTGTTATGTTGTATAAATTTTGTGACTGTATAGTTCAGCTCGTCCAAATTAAATCTGCTACCCAGCGGTATTTCTATGTCAAAAACACCTTTCAATACCGCTTTACTTGCCCTGTAAGGAGTTATTCCTCTTTCACTTGCCCTTCTTATCAGATTCGGCCTGCTGGCCGTATCTCCGAATGTTTCCTGCAGTATTATTGATAATGCAAAATACATGTCCTCCAGTTCTTTTGCAGCAGGAGCAAGGGCGTCCCACATGACTGAGCCTTCCCTTTTATCCATGCTGTTTGGAACTCTTGCAAGCATCCGTTCCATTATTTTTTCATAAGTCATTACTTCAAACATTAAGCTATCTGCACCTCCTTTTCCAGTTCCAGATTTCCGAAAATCGTAACTGCCTTAAATTTGACATGTACCGTTCCTCTTTTCAGTGTCTCAAATTCAAAATCAGTCACATCAATTATTCGAGTATCCTGTTCCAGTGCCTCTTTTACCCTTCTTTCAATTTCAGGGATACAGTAGCTCACAGGCATTCCAAACAGGTCTTCGAGCTCTATTCCGTAATTCCATGAGTAGATTATATGCTTGTACCTTTCCGTTCTTATTATTTTATAGATAGCCTGTTCCATTGCCTTCAGCTCATCCGTATAGTCTTCTATGACATTTCCCGATAAATCCATTTTATAAGTTTTAGTAGGGCGTTCTATGATACGTATGTCCGAAGTCAGTCCATCGTTACGAGGTATCATTACAACCACTCTCCTTCCGTATGGGGATCTTTATATCTGTCCAGTACAATGTAGGTCTGTCCTCCCTGTACCTTTAAAAGCACGATGTCCTCGCCGACCTTCAAACCGTTATGGACAGTTATCCGTTTTCTGCCCTTATATCCGTGCTTGTGACTTTTTATATCCGTTAGAACACCTTCAACAAGTTCAAAATCTTCCGTTTCGTGGCTCACTGATATATCGACATCATAGTCCCTGACAAGATGGGTAAGAATAAGATCGTCCTCTTCCAGTATCAGTTTCTGATCTACCCTGACACTGATAGGATTCACGGATTCCACAGTACCCTTTCTGTGTTCAAACGGGTCTCCCGCATCATTCGTTGTTTTCGACAGTTTTTTCAACAGTTGTACCAGTTCCGCCATTTTTATCACTCTCCTTTATTCCCATTTGGCCTATAAAGTCAATAGTCATTAC